GTTTTCTGCTCTCGACTTGCCGAGAACGTCTTCTCTCGTAATGCTCAACTCTCCGCTCGGCAGTTCAATAGCGCAACACTTAATTACGTTGTCTATAACTCGCCATAGTTCTTTCTCCTTGTCATTCATAATAAAATGTTTTAATCGTTGCCCAACATAGAATCAATCATTCCATCAATGGCTTCATCGGTCATGCTCTTCTTAATAGAAGGATCTGCGCCAATTGACTTCATCATCATAGCTACCCAGGGGTTGTCACTCTCCAGCGTGGATTGTATCTGTTCCTTGTATGCTTCGTGAAGCTCGCCCGATTCCTTAAAATCCAAAAGAACCGTGCGCAAGGCTTTTACAGCGTAGTTATCCATCAGCAGGGGATTGTCCCTTGCCGATGATAATTTAGTAAGAAGCACAGCCAGTGCTTCATGTAATTGTTTCTTATTCTTCTTCATATTGTCTTACTTTTAAATTTCTAAAGTCAGCGACTTAGAGTTCAAGTTTACCACCACAAGCATATCTTCTTGAGGTCTTAGTAACTCCTGCTTTAGGAGTTACTGGTTTTGCTCTACCTGTTTTATTTCTCATAATAATTTATTTTATTTATACAATTTTATTTGTTTTGAACAAACTCTGCAACAACAAGTGTAGTATCATCTGTCTTGATTAAGCGTACATAGATATTCCATGACATAGCCAAATGGTCAATCTTATTAAGAAGTGGACCATGTGATGATACTTGCATTTTATACATGTAGTGATTATTATTGGTATGGCAATAAATGTTACCTCCTTGTGCTCCTGCGAAGAATATCTCCAAGATACCTCCTCTCGATGCCTTTTGAAACCAATCATATACGTTGATATTCTGTGAATAATCCATATTAACAATCTGATGATTTGCAACAAATGGAATACTTATATATCCTGTGTTGTCTACTTCAGTTCTATAATCATAAGTATTAACAATAGCTGTGTTAAAACTTGCTTTTATTTTCGCCCAAAGCTTCTTTAGTCCACTTTCATCTAAGAAATTCATACAAACCTCCTTTCTAATTTAATGCATCGATTACCGATGTTGGGATTGCGCTGTCTGCTGTAGCTCCTGAAGATATACCATCAAGCTTGGACTTGTATGCTGAAGTGAAGTCGTGGGTAGAAAGTCCCTTTCCGCTTACCACGTCAACCTTCTTTGATAGAGCTACATTTACGTCTGCTGTCTTAGCATAAGGCGACAAGTCGACCTTCACGGTGTGAGTACCGATTTTTTCCCACGCACCATTGGTATAGTAATACTCTTGATACACATCGTTGGCATCGCTTCCGTCCTTAACGATGTATATCTTGTTACTCTCGCCCGATGAAGGAAGGCTGGTTACCAACTTGAACAAAGATGTATCGAGGTTGCCAAGTTGTGCGAGCGGGATTCTTCCGTTGGCATCAAGTCCACAAATGCCGTTGGCTGCATTCAAAGTTCTCACGCTTCCGTCTGCCATCAAAACTTGGAATGTAGTGCCGTTGGTCTTGACAAATTTCGATGCGGTTATCTCTCCACATAAAACATTGCCAGTGGCTGCTTCTACAGTGAATGTTTCTTTTAATTTTCCATTCTCACCTTTTGCACTAGCGGAAATGAAATTGGATGTTAAACCAAATACTGTGGATTCATCGAGTTCTTTAGCTAATATTCCAGCACCGCCTTTAAAATAAACATAACCAGTAACAGTTCCACCTTTCAATGAAAGGTAGTTCTTGCCTACCCAGCTTTTAATCTTCTCCCAAAAGGAAGCAAGTCCTATTGCGTCTAAAAATTGCATAATCTATTGTTTTAAATTGTTATTTACTAGTAATATCTGTTATCTGTTCCTCCGTGATTGCTGGAGGGAAGTCCTTCGTCACGATGTCGGTCACTCTGTTTGAAATATCCTTGTAGATGTCCGTGCCGAGTTTTTTTGCTGTCACGCTGCCGTCTCTGATGTTTCCAGTTGATATACAGTCCTCGGTCAGATGGTCGTGTTTGACCGCTCCCGGTTGTAGTTTATCTGAGGTCACACAATTGGATGCTAGGTGTCTGTTCTTTACAGAGCCATCGGCAAGCTTCGCTGCCGTTATCGCCCCATCCGCAATTTGCGCTTCCGTTATTGTTATCTTGGCGAGTTCACTCTTGATAATCCTAACGACTGCATCGTTCTCCAGTTTATCGTCCATCATGGCAAGCATCCTGCTTAACTCGACAACGATGTCGTAAATTTCCGTGCCGACACGCACCGCTGTGTTTTCTCCAACCTGCGTTGCATCTCGTATCAGCTCTGCCATACGGAGCATTTTTTGAATATCCTCGTTCATGTCTTATGTGCTTTTAGTTGCCTATTGCGTGAATGTGTGCCCTTGTTCCTCGCTGTGCCTTCACTTCTCCTTTCGAGGTGAATGCCTTGAGATATTCGAGTGCATCTGATAAATATCTTTCTGCCATGTCCATGATGTCGTTGTATTGCTTGTTGTTCGACAAATCTTGAACATGGTCTGAATAATCGTCTCTGTGGCGCATTCCACCTGCTCGGCTTATAATTGTGCCATCGGCACGAAAAAGCCTCGCATACGTGAAATAAGCGAGTGCTTTGCGTATTCCGCTGGTGTACTTCTGCACCTTGGTTTCTTCTTGGCTGCAATCGCCCTCCTTCTTGGTGGTGTATTCGCCACCGTCCAGGAATACCGCAGGCTGGAAATCGGGCAATACTGAATCGCCCCACTCTCCCTGCTCGGTCGCTGCCTTGAACCGCTCATACCCGATGGCTGGTATGATGTTCGCATCTTCGCATTCCCGAATGTATGCGTTCACTTCATCCTCATCTAGGTGTGTGCTGGTCGGTCGTGCCAGTTCTCGGAACTGATCAACCGTGATAAGTTGTTTTCTTTGTTCTCCCATAGGCTCAATCAATTAGTCTATCGTGTTGTTCCCTGCCACCTCGCTGCTGATATACTTTAGCGGCTGTAGCTTGGGGTCTAGGTTCTGAATGGCTGGGTCGTGCCAATTCTCGAAAATCTTCTTGAAGGCTCGCTCGATGAAACGCTGCTCGGTTGTCACTTCGCCTGCATAGTATTCGTAAGCATCCTGCATCACTTGTCCGCTGAATCCCAGCTTGCCAATACGGATGGAGTAGAAGAGTTCTTGATGGAACTGTGCGTAGATGCGTTCAATAACGCTGCTGTCGGTCACGGAAAACTCCTTGTCGAAGTTTTTTGTCGGGAAGGCGACAACCTTCGGTTCGTCTTCCTCGTTCTCCACCTCTACAGCTAGAATCTTCGCTGTGTTCTCGTCCCCTTGGAACTGCAAAAGGTCTTCATCGGAAATCATCTGTCCGCTCTCCACCTCTTCGCCATTCTCATCGAACTTTGGAACGCCCTTTTTGGTTACAAGCATACACGATACGAGGAAGTTGTTGCGGACGTTTCTCATCTTGACGTTGCCCAATCCCTCATCGGTCGAAATCTCAGTGATGGCTGAATCGTAGCTGGCTGTCGGATAAATAAACTGTCCGTCTAGGCTCTGCCACAGAATCTGCCCCTTGTAGCTGTCGATGCCTCCTGCGTTCTCAATCTGTTCAAGAACGATGTCGGGGTCGGGATTGAAAATGTTGATGCGTTCAATAGTCTTGTCGTTCACCATCAACCGCTTTCCGTTCCTCGTTTTTTTCTGCTCCCAGTCGGGATGCAGCAAGACGTGCGCCACGCTCCCCTTGTCGTCCGTCTCTTCAAGGCGGCAATTTTCAAAGGGTACGTGGCTCACGCTCGACACCTGCCCTAGAACGTTGTAGTTTACATGAAGGGCAAAGCCTCCAAAGCGTGCGAGGTCTTGCGCTACGTTCCGGAGCAAATCGTCTGCCGTGTCCCCCTGCGGGTTCATCGCCAACGATGCTAGAATGTCGCTATCGAAGCCGTAGCCCTCAATAAATCGGGCATATCGGTTAAGGCACAGCATTGCCGTACCGCTGGCTTCCGTGATGCGTGCGAGGTTCTGCGGATAAAGATTATCATATCCGTATGCCTGCATCTTGAATCGGCTGACGTAGCCAATATCAACTCTTCGCTTTGGCTTCTTAACTGTCTTAACGTTCATATTGCTTGTGTCGTTTTACTTGTTGTTTTACTCTTCTTCCTTGCCTGCTTTTTCGGCTTGGTCGAGGTCTTTCTTCTTGTCGCTGCCTGCTGCTTTTTCGGCAGGATCTTTCCCGGTGGTATCATCTGCACCGCTGTCGCTGCCTGCTGGCGGCTGCTTGTTCTCGATGAGTTCATCGCTGGGTATCTTCTGAAAGTAGCTTTCCATGTGTGGGTACTTCGTCAGATATTCATGCGCTACCTTGTCGGTCAGGTTCTCATTCGTGAAAATCTTACCATGGTAGAAATCCGGGCAGGAAATGATAAAACCTGCCTTGAGTGCGTAATTACATGTTTTTGGCATTGCCTTTTCTTTTTTGAGTTTTAGATAAATTTCAATCAAAGCATCGTGGTAACACTGCTGGCAGGTTGTCGGTACAAACCGCTTGCGTGTTACCTCGAAATATAGAGTTTCTATAACTGCCTTGTCAGTTGCATCAAAGGGACTGTCGAAACGTGCCTTCAACTCCTCGACCTTGGCTGTTGCTTCCTTGTATGTCATAGGCTACGCTGCTGCTTCCGTCAGAAGGCTCTGATACTTGGCTGCTGTTGTCTCGCTGTCGGTGTCAAAGAAGAAGTAAGCTGCCTTTGGTACGCTCTCCTCTTCCAGCGTGATAAGCCAGCCGCCCTCGGTATCGTCTGAGTACTTGTCGTTCTCGCCTGCGCTTGCCTTCAGTGCCTGCGCATATCCGAATACCTGATACTCTGCCTTTCCGTCCGTTCCCTTAGAGAGGTTGCGAAGGATGATAACGAACTTTCCGTTCGCCAGTCCGTCAATGATATTTGCGCAAACGTCAGGTGTGTTTGCCAATACAACGACTGCTACGGTGTTCTTCCAGCTGTTGCGATACGTGCCAACGGTCAGCTCGGTCTTGGTTCCAGTGAATGGCTTGCTGCCTTCCTGCCGGATAGCGTATGCTTTCTTGCCAGTCTTCAAAACTAATGTTTTAATTATATTGCCCGCTACAACGGACTTGGTGAAGTCGATGTCGTCTCGGTTGATGATAAGTCCATCGCCCTCCAGTCCCTTTGTTACTTGGTCTTCGCAAGGGATGATGATGTCCTGAGCGATAAGGCTCTCGCAAGTTGTTGCCATATTAATTCGTTTTAAATTGTTATATCCCCAACACCGTTTTGTGGGTGTTGAGGATTGTCAAAATAACTTAATACTAAACTGAAAATTTGGAGCGATTAGTAAGCTGCATGGATCATGCCCTCTTCGAGGAGAGCCGTTCCAATCTTACCAGTAGCATAGAGATAGTTTCTGCGCTCCTTCTGGTCGAACCAGATGTCGAGGTCGCTGATGAGATTGTCTGCATCTGTACCAATCATAAGGTGCTTAGGGTTGCAGAATACCGCACGGTGTGGAAGGTTGACTGTCGTTGCGCCCTTCTCGTATGCTTTAATCATTCTGTCCCAGATGCCGACACGTGCAATCTTCACTCCGTTGTAGGTCGCTACTTCGAAGCCATCGAACAACTTCTCCCATGGCATAATGTCGTGGTAGGTCTTCTTGAGGTCGTAGGTTAATGCGTCAGCAAGCGAGCGTGTCATGAGCAATACGGCATCGCTGTCGTCAACGATACGTGTGTCTGCATCCATCAAAATGGTGTCTACAAGTGTAGTAGCCGCACCACTCTTGCGCAATGCAGAAATCTGCAATGCTGCCGTGGTCTCGCTGTTGGCTGCGATGGCGGTATGTTTGGTCGCTGTGGCTGTAAAGATGCGCTTGAACAGACCATCGCAGACGTTGAAATTACTGACATCTAAGCCTGCTGTCAGCTTGCCGCCACCGCCACCTTCTTCACTTGCCAGTGCTGCTTCCTTGTCGCCAAGCCAGCCGAAACGCCAAATCATCTGCTCCATGGCTCGCTGGAGTGCATCTGCATAGATTGTCATAAAGTCGGTGCTGGTGAGGTCGCCAATGGCTGTACCAGTCTTCAATGAATACTCAGCGATGGTTCCCTTCAATGCCTCGTAGCAAATCTTAATAGGAATCTCCCACTGTCCGAGTTCCCAACGCTTCTGAGAATTTGCGATACCCTTCTCCTCATAGGTAGGGTCGCAACCGCCCCCCTTCTTACCGACCATTTCCATCTCTCCGAGAAGAGCGATAGGGTCTTTCTCTTTGACCTTCTGAATATTCACGAATGAAGAGAAATCTTCATCGTTGTAGAAGGTTTCCTGCACGGCATCCTTGATGCTTGCGAGGTTTTCTGGCTCGAGTTTAAGGTTCTCAAGCTGCTGTTTTGTAAATCCTGCCATTATTTTCTTTTGATTTAATGGGTTAATACTTGATTATTTCTTGCCCTTTTTGTGGAGCTTGGCAAGTCTCTCCTTGATGGCGTTCTTGCCTTCCTCGACAGCGTTCACGTTGTCGCCTGCGCCCTTGCCGCTTGGCTGTCGCTGCGCTGGCTGGTAGTGGCTGCTGTAGCCTGCCAACACCTTCTCAGCACCGCCTGCCATCTTCACGGCATTCAGGATGCGCATGTCTTCCTTGCTCTTTGCGAGTTTCTGTGCGCCTGCCAGCTGTGCCTTCGTGTCGTTCAACTGCTGTTTGAGTGCTGCTACCTGCTGTTTCAACTTGGCTACGGTTTCGTTGTCGGTGCTTGATGCGCTGCCGCCATCACCGCCTTCACCGCCCTCATTGTCGGTGTCGTTGTCGGTGTTGTCTGCGGTCTGAATGTCGGTAATTACACCGTCTTCGACAACAATTGTCTTACCGTCCGGCATTTCAAACGTTCCGTCCGGACTTGCCTTGTCGCCAACTTGTGGATCTCCCTCTTCACGCTCAACGGTCAGAACTTGACCGTCCGATGTGTTGAGTTCCATCGCCTTTGGCTCTGCCTTGGCTTGTGGCTCTTCCACCACCTGCTCTGCTTCCTCCAGTGTCTTCACGCCCAACTTGGCGAGAATCTTGTCGAGGAGAGAAGCCTTTACTTCTGTCTTTTTCTCCATTGCTTTTGGATTTTGTTGTTTTGAATTAATAAAATTTTCTATGTTGCGTTTTGATGCGCTTGCGCTGAGTGGTACAATGGTGCTGCTGATAAGACCTAGGCGCAAAGCCTCGCTGGTGTTGATGAAGATGTCCTTATCCATCAAGGCTTGTATCTCTTCCCTATCACACTCGCACCGCTCTACGTATGCGTCCACCATCTTATCCTGCCACATCTGCATTTCCTCGCCCAGGTTCTTCAAGTCCTTTGCGTTCAGCTGGTCGCCCAACCCCCAGCCAGGAACCCACGGATTGTGCAGCAGGAAGGCAGCGTTCTCGTATGCCTTGCGGCTCTCCTTCGGTGCTGCGAGCATGATGATTGTTGCCATGGATGCTGCCTTGCCCTCAACGGTGCAGGAAATCTTCTTGCCGCTCTGCCGCAGTCGGTCGTATATCGCCCAACCTTCGACAACAGAGCCGCCATTGCAGAAGATGCGCATATCGATTGTATCATCGTCTTTCGGTATGCTTGCTGCAAAAGCATCTATGTCTTGAAAACACACGCAATCACCTCCCCACCATTGATACCAGAACTTGTTGTCTTGGCTGTCGATATCGTTGTATATTCTGAGTTTTGCCATTGAATCGTGATTTTTTAAGTTTTAAAACGCTGCAAAGATACGATTATTTTTGGTATGTTTATCTCGTAAGCAGTTAATTTTTCTAAACAAGCCAAAATTTTGGCGCTCTAAGCGGCTTTTATTGCCTTGGGTGTGTAACTTTACCACCTTCAAGCGAAAACCGCTCAGAACGCAAATCTTGATGAAATAACTGCAACCCTTAGAACCTGCCGATATTCTCTATCGTCTGCACTCTCCGCTGGGTGCGGTTTATTTCCTCAACGCTCACTACTGGCTGTGGAGCCATCTGATACCCTCTAGCTACAGCTGCCGCCAGCATATCCATGCCGATGTTGCTGCCTCCGTTGTTGGCTACGATAGGAACACCACCGCCTAGCTGGTTGAATGCGGATAATATAGGGCTGAACATCGATGTCGCCTTGGCGGTCATTACGCTCTCGCCATTGGAAAGCCTTGCCGGGATGCTGTCGCTGGTTCCAGTGCCCGAGCCTTGGACGTAGCCACCAGTGGAAAAGCCCTTGACGAGTGCTTTTGCTCCTGCGAATGCTGCTTTAAGCAATGCGAGTTTCGCAGCTGCGTCTGCCACGCCTGCCCATCCGAGTTTAGCTAAGCCTCTTCCTAGGATTTCAATGTATTGTGCCTCCATGGCTATCTCTACGGCATCCAGCAAAGAGCTAAGTAAAGATTTCAGAAAAGAATGAAAAGATTTATCTTCACTATTAAAGAAATCGACAAAAGCATCTCCAACTGCCAAAATATAGTTTTTCATGTTTTGAAGTTGTTCTTCTGTAAACTGCTTCTTTTTATCATTCTCATTCTTTTGTATTTCCACGTTAGTATCGCTCAGGTCTTTCTGGAGCTGTTCCTGCACGGCTGCATAGTCCTTGTATGCGTCCAGTTTGCTCTGAAGGAAAGCCTTGTATCTTTCCAGCTTGGCTGTATCGTCTTCCTCTCCAGTGCCACCGTTCATTATGTCCGCATCCTTGCGTGCCTTCTCTGCATCCTCGAACTCCTTGTTGAGTTCGTCCACAATTTCCTTTGCTTGGTTCTTCAAGTCTGCTTTCGCCTTAATCATGATGTCGAGAAGTTTTGCCTGCATTTCCTGCGCCTTTTCCGCTCCGATTTGTCCTGCCGCCACGTATGCGTCAATGCTCCTTGCTACCATGTTCTTCTCCAGCTGTTCGAGGTCGTTGTCGTAGTCTCGCTCGTTGTCGTACATGCCTGCGAGGTATCGCTTCTTTGCGTCCATTACTTGCTCGTTGTACTGGAACTGTATAAGTGCAATCTGTGCCTGCAATTCTTTCTCCTGCTTCTTCCTGCGCTCTGCCTCTGCCTTGGCTTCCGCTTTCTCCTTGGCTATCTGTGCCTTGGTCTTGGTAGTGCTGCCCTTGGCTGCTGGTGTCGTTCCCTTGTTTCCGTTCGTTGGCTCGCTGCTGGTCGCTCCACCGTCCACATTTGCTAGCTTTAGGTGCTGCAATCTTCCGTTCACTGCGTTCTCGTATCCGTCAGCGAATGCGTTTCCGAAGTCTGCGCCAGTCTGCTTGATATCCTTCCATCCTTCCTTAATGAACTTTGAAAGGTCGAATATCTCCTTGAATCCCTGCTGTGCCTTGGAAAGGTCGAACGTTACGATACCCTCCAATATATCGAGCGCACCCTTTAGGCTTCTGCCGACTTGTTTCATTGCATCGATGATAAGGTTTGCAACGCCCTTGACTACCGACCAAACGCCACGGAAAGCCGCCCCCAATGTCTGAATAACTCCACGCAAAAGAAGGCTCTCGTTGTACCAGTCGATGAAGTAGTTGATGGTATTGAACAATCCCTTCATTATCTGAATGAGAATCTTCGTGCCGAATTGCTTTCCTGCCGTGATGATTGATGCAAAGCCCTTTTGACTGAAATCGAACATAGAACTCATATAGGTGTTCAGTTCCTTTTGTAACTTGATGTTCTCCAGCTGCACATCTCCCCATGCTCCAGTCTGCTTCTTCACTTCGTCAAGGCTGGTGCTCATCGTGTCGAGCTGTTCGATAAGCTGAATACCTGCTTGCGCTCCCTGCTTTCCGAAGACGTTCTTCAGAACATCGCCCACCTGCTGGCTGTCCGCTCCGAAGTTCTTCATCTTCGTGCTGACCTCTTGGATAACATCGAAGGTACTTTTCGTTCCTTTGGCTAGGTCTTTCTGCACTTGCTTGCTTGAAATACCGATAGCATCAAGGCTGGAAGCCGTGCCGCTGCTCATCTCACGAATTTTCTTGCTCGCCATATCGATGATGTCGAGACCCTTGTCGCTGAAGATACCGCTACGTGTCTGCTGGATGATAGCAACCATCTGGTCTGCCGATATTCCTGCATCGTGGAAGGTAGGCGCATACTGCTGTATCTTCTGCAACATATCGCCCGATAGGTCTGCACCGCTCGCAAAGCCCTTGTTGATTACGTCCATCGCCTGCTCGCCCGATAGATGAAAATTAGCCATAAGGTTGTCAGCCGTTCCAAGAACGTCCTTGAAATCCTTTCCCATCGTGTCCGCTGTGGCTGCTATGCTGTTCCTCATCGTCTCCAATGCTTCCCCGGTGTACCCAGTGAACTCCCTTGTCAGTCGTGTGGCTTCCAGCAATCCCTTGTTGTAGTCATAGAACCACTTGAATGTCATACCAACTCCGACAACGCCAGCGAGTGCAGCAAAATATGGATTCATAACCAAGCCGATTGCGGTCTTACCGAACGCCTTCAGCTTGTCTGTCAGTCCATCCATATTCTGCGCCAGTTTGATGATGTTGCTAACCTCGGTATCATTGACAATATCCATACCAAAGAACTCCGTCCCCTGCAGGTCATCTGCTGCTTGCATCATCGAGTTGTAGTAATTGCCAACGTTGCGATAATATCGTTGCGTCTCCTCCTCAGCCAACTTCAACTTGTCAGTTATCTCGTTGATATGCTTGGCTAGGGCTTGCCCCTTCGCTCCCTCACGTTCTGCCTTCGCCATTTCGTCATACTTCTTGGTGGCATTGGAAAGCTGGGCACGCAGCTGCTTCAAGCTGCCCTCCTGCTCGTTCTCTGTGCGCACATTGTTCTGTATCTCCTTCTGCAGGGCACGCACGTTGTACTGGTACTCCTTGATGGTTGCGTTGATGGCTTCCGTCTGCACCTTCATTTCGTTGGTCGTGATGGTCTTGTCTTTTTCCTGCTGCTGCAAGTCCTTGATGCTTGCCTTTAGCTGGTCTATCTTCTCCTTGTATCTGATGATGCCATAGATTGCATCCTCGTACTTGACCTTGATGTCAAGAATCTGCTGTTTGTCTTCACTTACCATAGTTCTTTCTTTTTAGTTGTTCAACTCTATCATTGTAACCTCGCAATATCCGCTGCTTGTTGTCTTGATTTCTAGAACCGCAAAATAGGCTCCATACTGGGCAAGGTACACTGGCTTCGTCTCGTCAAAATCCAGAATATCCAAGTCCGACAGATTGAGCCGCTCTGTGATTACGTGCGCCTTGGCGATGCTTGCTGCAAGCTGCTTGTACTTCGTATCGAATATGTTCTGAAGGTCAATACCAAATCGAAGTGCAGCTTGCTCCTTATCATCTCTTAGCGTCATAATTCGCTCCTTGCATCCCTTATACTCTCCACCATTCTTCATGCCGAAAGAATCAAGTGTTCTTATTGGTATGCGGTTGTCATCGCTGGCTGCAAAAGGTAGCGTCCACGTGTCCTGCTCATAGTCCAAAGTCTGGTTGCTGATTACGAGGTCTGCATCATAGTCCCCGGTTGTCTCTTCGTCTTCCTTCCACTTGTAGCGGTTGTGTTGCATAAAGTCTGAAACGGAATACTCGCTTTTCCGTGGTGCACCTTGGCGGTCATACGGAATGAGTTTTCCGCTCCAGTCGTAGGCGTTCGCCTTGTTGCTCCAGACGCTGGAAAACATAACGAACTGTACTTGCGTGCTATTTGTCAGCTGTCTAGGGAATGAGCCAGTTATCAAAGCCAAAAACTTAATGAAGTTTGTTACCTCGATTTCAGGCAGGTTTATGCCGATAGGGAAACTTCCACCAATCGGAACGCTGTCCCCACTCTTGACGCTCGCAGTGATTTTGCCGCCATAAACGGAAGGCATGTTGACTGTGTTTATTCCGTGCATGATAGTCTCAAACGTCAGTACATCGTCCTTCTTTAGCGATATAGTGTTTGTCCCTGCCGAAAGCAAATAAAGATAGCCATCGATAGCATATCTGCGTAGTACGACCGGGTACTTAACCTGTCCATCCTCGTACTTCAAATCTCCGAACTCGTATTCCTGCGTGGATGCCTCACCTCCGGTGGTACTTGGTGTTGTTACGGTCATTTTCACGCCCATAGGCAACTGAATCTCCGCTGCGTCTTCAAACTGATGTCTGACGTAGTATTGCACTTGCACATCAAAGGTCAGTTCGCAATCCTTCGTTATCGTCAGTTTCTGTACATCGCTGCCAGTGCTTGGTGTGACTGACGTCAATGAGTTGTTGACGGAAAAGGAAAGTGCTCCCAGTCCGTCACGGCTCTTAACGTCTGCGGTCAGATTACCGATGATTGTCTTGTCGTCTGCCTTGTTGTTGATTATAGGCACAACGAGGTTGTTCAACATCTTCTTTGCTTCATCATCCTGCCAAACGAAAGATACGCCCGACTTCCTCGCTATCCTTGACAATAGCCAGTTTACGGTCACACATGGCTGCAAGAATTTTGGGGACGTTTTATATTCATCCACCGCCACATCATCGCCTACGAAATCCTCCTTATTATCGCCATCTATCATTTCGTGCATAGGTGTCAGCCCAGTAACTGATAGCGACAGAGTGCTGTAATATTCGGCAGGTGCATTCACTACGAGGTATGCAGCTCTAGCCTCTCCTCTGATGGTGTATACTTCCAGCGTCTCATCTTCTCCGCTCACGGATATAACCCGCATGTACTTATCCAGTACTGCATAGCTTCTGTAATCGCCCTTTCCTTGCGCTTGCACCTTTGCCGTTGATGATGGCAAGAAAGGGATAAGAGCACAGATCATGTTCGATGCGCTCTCTATATTTCCGCTTATATACTTTCCGACCTCTGTACCTGTTCTGATGCGTCCACGGCTAGGCGAGTATTGTGTCGTGGTATATTTATTCCTCTGCACCAAATTAATGCCAAAGTTATCTTTGCTCTCAATTCGGTATGGATTGTAATAAGCAAAGAATATCCCATTGCTCACGGCTTCCTCCCTGGTGTTTGGAGTGTTGTACTTTTCAAAAAGCACTCTGTCTGTCACTCCCAGTTCGTTCAGTTTCATTCCGCTCTCCAGTAGCTTCGTGAACGCTGGCATTATACCCCAATAGATTGAGACCTCAACATTTTCCTCGATGCTCAGAACGTTCAAACGTCCGTCCTTGATAATTTGCACACCTCCACGGAAATAACTGCACTTATGGAAAATATAGGGGTATCTGCTGCCGCTCTTCGGTCTGTCCGCTTGCTGCAATACTGAAAGATTGTGCACCGTCCGTGGCAACTGGATGGTGTACGTGTAGTTCGAGGTCATTTTCGTGACGTCACGAAAAAGGTTGCTCTTGATGTCGAGCACCACATCGGTGTTCTCCGGCAAGTCCATCAAAACACCGTCAATGTAAAGTTGCTGGTCTATCATAGTCTCTGAACGTTAATGTTGTTAATAATCATTTCGCACACGAAATCCTGCAAGCAAGCTGTGCTCTTCGTGTAGCTTCCTGCCTTGATTGTTACGCTCATCCACATGTCTTCCTCTTGCGTCCAGTCTCCCCCTAGGTACATGTCAACGACCGGGCTGCTGGCTAGGTCTTGTAGCATATCGAACGTATCACTGTCAACCAACGGAGCACAAAGTTTGATTGAATCCGTACGCTCGTATCCCTGCCTTCTTCCATTATCGCCATAGTAGCCGTATAGATAATCGGCTAAATTGTTGCGTATGAAACTCAGGTCGCTTGCTATCTCCCTCGTTTCCTCCCCAGCCGCAAAGAGCCAATAGCGGATGAATCCGTGCCGGTCAATCCAACGCAGATAGATACCACTCTCAGCATCGTCTCTGTCGATGCGTAACAATAGTGACTGCTTACCTCCGGTGGTTAATCTGAAAGTAAGGTCGAAAGTATTGTCAAACGTTCCCTGCTGAATCTCTCCATCATAATCGTATATGTTCCAGTATTTTGCACCACTCGGCAATGTGTCTGCGTTGAAGTCCATCATACCGTAAGTCGGAATCTCCAGTAGCTTATTGGGTGCTCCCTCGTAACCGATTAGTAGTTTGGTGTTCAACCTGCTTAAGTATATGCCAAAGGTGAACGGATAATGAGTAAACCATGTAATACGTTTGTAGCCGTTCCAGGTCTCCCCATACTTTGGTGCGCCCCAAACCATGTTCGTGGTGAAGTCGATGCTCGCAAGCTGTTCGTCTCTGTCATCGTATACGTTGACCTCGATGCCCACTAGAAGGTTTAGAACGCTGGAATCATAGTCTATTGTCCAATCATAGGCTGCATTGATACGTCCGTCAAAAAGAGCTTGCACGTATGTCTTGAAGTCTGTTATGCACTCACTGTTGAACGCCTCCACATTGTAGGCTCGTTCCTTGTTGCCACATCTGATTATTACCTCAATCCACGAAAGGTTACTTCCACTTGCTTTGATAATGCAAGGCAAAAATGCAAAGTATACTTCATCGGGGTAGAAAAAAGAATATCCGTTGTTCACTGTCTGTCTCATACCGTCTCATTGTTTAGTTTGATACTTCCCACCGACTGGTGGATTAAGAAAATAAGTCGCTGTCCGAGCCGTTTCATTGTGTCGGGCACAACGTTGCTGTATACGTCAGCCCTGCCGCCAGTCCGGTGCAGTTTAGAACCCTTGTTTGCGATGGTGTGGGCGATGGCTCCTGCCATGCTCATGTCGCCACGCTCTTGTGGAGTGTACTTGTGTGCCCGGTCGGTCTTGTAGGGGATAGGTCTGCCGTGCAGTCCCTTGTCCTTCATCCACTGCCGGATGATGCCAGCAAAGCCGTAGGGTATCTTGCCTGACCTTCGTCCGGTTTCGAGAACCCCGAATGGCTTGTGCCCCCAGAGGATGGTTTCTTCCTCGCTGGGCTGTTCCACCTTTAGGCTCGCTATGGTGCGCCCCGATGCGTTCTGTCCGTTGATACGAATGTGGTTGATGATAAGTTGCCGTGCTCTCTCCACTTCCTCACGCATGATAAGCGATGCCGCCTTGGGGTCGAATTGAATGCCTCCCTTGCTCATACCTCACACCCTCCTATGCTCTGTGTCAGCTGAAGGGAGTACATTACGCCAGACACGATCGTGCTCAAGCGCTCGATGATGGTCTCGTAGTACTGCTGCCCTTCCAATGGTTCAAACTGGTGCGACTGGTTGATGGCTCGTATCATCCTTGCCCCTGCCACCTTCATTCGGTCGATGCACTCTCCGTTGTCTTCTCCTTCTGCTCCCCTCGGTACGGTGTCGAGATAAGCCAGGGCAACGTTTACGGTATCGTATACTCTGCCGTTTCGTATCTCTGTCGTGCCGCTGGCTGGGATGATGCAGACGATTGCCGGATAGTTCAGCTTCTCCAGCTTGGTGTCTGCTGTGTCCCAGTCCTCGAATAGGTAGGTGTAGTCTGGTAGCGTGTCTGCTGCCAGCTGCTTTAATGTTTCTCTGATTGTTGCCATAATTATCTAGATTTACGTTTCATTTCTTCCGCTTGCAACTTCTGCAGGTTCCTCTCGTACACGCTTCTCTTGTTGTCCATTTCCATGCACTTGTAGATGCGAAGCCATGGTGTTTTTAATACTTGGTCGTGGTCGCTGATGCCCATCCTTACCGCATACCAGTCCAGCATGCCGAATAGTCCGAACCGCAGGGTATCGATGCCTGCCTCCTTCTCCAGTCTCGTTGGCTTCGCTGTGTCTGTGCTCTCGAAGAGCTTGTTGATACGCTCGACCTCTGCTGTTACCCAGCCGATGAGCATAACAACATCAACCGCCCTAGCCTGCTCCACTTCCTTGTGGCTCAGACCGAGGACGGTTGTCACTATCTGATACAGACTTTCTTCGCTGTCTGATAGCTGGGAAAGGTCAATCAGCTGCCCGATGGATAGCTGGTTGAGGTTGTCGGGCACTCGCTTCCCTCCGACAAATGCAGGTCGTGGCTGCTTGCCGATTTTGTAGCTGGTGTGCCTTGCCACTGCCAGCCAGTACTTGAATGTAGTGTTATTATCCATACGCTTTATATTTTTTATCGTTATCTTTGTCTCAATACGTGCGCCCTAGCCGTTCCATGGCTCGCTACGGATAACTTCTTAAGGGCTACGTATCGTATTGCGTCTATGCCGTGGTTAAATGCGTCTATAGGCTGGTTCGTTGTCTCTCCATCCCTTGACTTCTTCCACTTGTATTGCTGCATGTTCCCGATTATGCCGTGGCTGCGTCTTGTTATGTTGATGCGGAAACGCTTTAAGATGTCGATACCGTTGTTGATGCTGTCCGCTCCCTTGGTGCTGCCGATTATCCACAGCCCTCGGTTGTGTATCTCCTGAATGCTCTTAGGCTCTGCCGAATCCGCAATGATAAGGTCTCGTTTCGTCCGTCCTTGTTCCTTGCATCGGTCTGCGATGTCATCGTTCGTCATTCCAGGCTGGTAGATTTCTTCGTCCACCCATAACTCTCCGTGCGCCAATATAACGTGCTCCAGCGCAGTTGGGTCGTTGGTGAATCCGAAGTCCATACCCCTGCATTCCATCTTCCACTCATCCCTTGGTGGCAGCTTGTCAACGATGCCCCAGTTGGTGAAGATAAGCCCGGTTATCTTTCCGGTCAGTCCTCTTGCGTAAACTCGCCACAGTTCGGGGTCGTCAATCTCTTCAATTTTCTTGTGTTCCTGCTCAGTCAGGAATCGGTTGTTTCGGTGGTCGCTCAGGATTAATCTGCAATCATCCCTGCCGATGATGTTGTTGTGCACCCAAAACCTTGCACTTGGGTTGTAGTCGATGAATACCTGCTTACGTGTTCGGATGGCCAGCTGCCAAAATACTTCGTACGGCACACCGTTCGCCTCGTTCACGAACAGATAGTCTCGCTTTCCGTTCTTCGCATCCTGCGCATCTTGGTAACTCTTGAACTCGATGATTGAGCCGTTCTTCCCTCGGTAGCTGCTGTCGCTCTTGTTGTTCTTGAACCAGTCCAGCAACTCTGCCCTTGTGTGCAGGATGGTGTCTAGGTCTCGCATGGCTCCCACCTTCAAGTTCGGGAGGTCTTGACCGCACACCGTGATAATTGCCATCGGATGCTCAAAAGAAAGCACTATAAGACGCTGCATGATGGTGTATGTCTTCCCCGAGGACGTGCCTCCTTGGTTTACGAGAAACCTTGGCTTCACGTCCGCATTCGGGTCATACAGTTCACCAATAACGTCAAATAGTGCCATTCTTCAAACAATAAAACTTAAAACAAAATTATGGTTAAATTATTCTTTATCCAATCCCTCACGCTCGATTACTTCCTGCTCGCTGGATGCGCACTGGTGTCCCGAGTTGATGTAGCGTACCTCGATGCCGCCTTGGAAGCCTGCGTTCAGGTCGAGCACGACCTTATCCAGTCCTAGCAGCTTGCAAATCTGCGTCTCTGCCTTTAGGATGATGTCTAGGTAGCGTGGGTCTCCGAGACCTCGCTTCTCAGCATCGAACATTATCGCCTTGACGGTATCCATCGTTACCAACCCAGTGTCTGGATCCTTGTTAGGCAGTCCGACTTGTTTCTGTGTCTTGCTGTTATAGTCCGCTTTGGATTTCTCCCATGCGTCCCAGGCTTCACGTATCACCAGTTTCAACCTTGCCACCTCGCTTGTTATCTTTTCGTCCGTGTCGGTCAGTCTCTCTTCCCTCCACTCCTTCAATAACCGCTGAATGTCGCAGTGCGCTTGATTGTATTTCGGTCTGTCGAGCCGTTTGCGAACCTCTGCCGTGATTTCTCGCTCCGTCCATCCCTTGCGGTATAGGGGTGCGATAATCTGCAGGCGGTTCTCGATGTCGATTTTCTGCGCTCGATGTTTGTTATTATTACCTTGTGGCATACGATTCTTTATTTAAAATTTCGCTCCGTTGTACTTGTATACGATGTTTCCCTCGCTGTCTCGTTCGTCAGCTGGCAACATTGCCCCTTCGAACATCTTGTATGGCGAGTGCGCTGCCTGCGGATTGTTCCAGCACCACTTCATGTAGTCGGCTGCGCTCATCGTGTAATACTTCGAAGATTTCTCTCTTGTTCCCATGTTCATCGCCTTATCCAGTTTCGCCCTCAAGAAAATCTCTGCATCCAGCTTGATGTCGCTCCACCTCACGTATCCCTTGCGCTTGCAAATGTTCAGTGCTTCGCACATCTGCCCCCTGCTGTAGTTCCACGTTGGCGGCAATCCGCAGCAACTTCCGTTGTGGCAAAGTTCCTTGAAGTGTGCGTCCGATACATAAAAGCGCATTCCCAGCTGGTCGCACAGTTCCTTCATGTTCCTGAAGAACGGTTCTTTGACCTTGCGGTTCAGTCTCAGATAGCCGGACTGTACGCTGTACTTCTTGTAGAATGCGAGAATGTCGAAACCTGCCATCTTGCTGATGGTAGGCAACAATTCCCTCAATGTCGGGCTTCTTGTTTCGAGACAGAAGAATTCGGTGCTCAAAGCTGTAGCCCCTCTGTTGAATGCTTCCTTGATAAGGTCGAGGTACGTTGGCGTGCTCACTCCGATGATGAAGGGTCTCAGTCTCAGCGTTGCACCTCCTGCCCCTGCATTTGCGATGCGCTCGATGGCTTCCAGTCTTGCTTGTGGGCTTTCCACCCCTCGCTCTATTACTCTAGCCTTCTCTGCATCACTGGTGATGATTGAGAACTTGAAGTTCCAGTTCTTCTGCCCTCTGATCAAGTCCATGTATCGCTCATCCTTGGTGAACCATGCTCCCTTGGTCGAGAAGCAAAGCGGATAGTCTATATCCTTGAAGAAACGCAAGAGTTCAAGTGTCGTTCCGTACTTCCGTTCGAAGTTGTCGAACTGGTCGCTCATGCTTCCCCACTGCATAACCTTGCGAGCCTTGATGTATGGCGCAAAGTCTCCACCGTGCTTGTCGGGGTCAATGAACATTCGTTTGATGCGCTCAACGCTCACGTCTTTAACCTCCTTGTGCAGGTATTCCTTCTTCTTGCTACCAATACCTCGCTGGTTCTGAGCAAAGCAATACATACAGCCAAAGCTGCAATTATTGTAAGTGTCAAAAGCCATTGGCATTGAGCAATCGGGAAACTCGTATGTTATTCTTGGCGTGTTGCCATAATGTTCTGCCATAACAATATCATTTTACAAATAGTCAGTTATCGAAAGCGGAAGGGTAATGCGTGAACCTACGTACCTGCATTCGTTCTTCCTTGTTGCATGTTTCTTAACCAGTTTTGGATACTTGAAAAGTAATCGCTTGCAGCACCGTTCGTTAACGCTGTCACCTTTACTGTTCCATAGTTCGTGGCAACCACCTTTCGTGTGGAGTGTAGCTGTCAGAAACAAATCATTGAACCGGACAGTCTGGTTGCCCCTGCTTATATGATGCAGTATGAACTCGAAGTCTTCCTTTAAAGGCTGAAGTGTGTCGAATTTCTGTTCCGATGGGTCTACAATCCCCATAAAGCAACCAAGCATCTGCATATTGGTGGTAATTGTATTCTTCATGAAGAAAGTGTTGTCCAAAGTGTAGCACCCCCAAACCCTGCCGCCAATCTGCCTTGTAAGTTCGAAGGCGGTTCTTACTAACTTATCCATCTGTGCCTTTGTCTCAACGGTGTGCGTCTTGCGACTTCGGTCAATCCAGTTAATGGCTCGCACCTTGTCGCTGAGAATAACAACTCTCTGATTTTCGAGGTGTTCCACAATGTAGTCGAGTATGGCGTTTTTGTTGTCGCTGATATTCTTACCTTCTTGGTAGATTATCGTGGCCATATCCCCATAGATAGGTTCATACTCCTTGAAATCCTGCTCGCACTGCACCGCCAGCAGTATCTGCTCCTTCGGATAGCCAAAACTGTTCAGCAATCTCAACATCGGTTGTCTATCCTTGCGGTTGTAGCTGGCTATGCCAAAATAAAAATCAAACCTTTTCATCTTCAATTCTCTTTCTTAGTTCCGTTGACGATAAACCATGCTCCCTGCTGGTGTACACGATAGGTATTCCAAGTTCCTCGCAGGTATGCTTTGCCGTGAAATCTCTTCCGATGTAGTCACTGCCGACAAAACGCACATCGATTGATGGTGCAAGAGTCTTGATGCAAAGGTCTAGGTCTCTCTCGCTCCCTAATGCGATGGTATCATCCACACCCTCGCAATGCTTCACTTGATACATGCGCTCAAACACCGATTGTATCGGTTCGTTCTTCCCTTGGCGGTCGTGCACACCACACATTACCCCAACGATGAGATAGTCGCAATGTTGCTTGCACTCCTGGATCATGGCAACGTGCCCTGCATGGAAAAGGTCGCCAACCACCGATGTAAAACCTACTTTCTTTCCGTTTCTCATATTTCGGCTGTATTAAAGTGTTCTATTAATCTGTTTGCAACATCAACCCTGCCGAGCTTCCTTGCGTAATAGAAGACACGGTAGAAATGGGTTCTTTCCAGTATCTTGATGGCTTCCAGTTCCTCGCTTGAAAATCTTGCATCGAAGTACTGCACAAGCCGCTGGTCGTGTTCCAGTCCGACAAGTCCTGCATCAAGCCACCGAAGGCTCGCTCTCACCTTTGCAGCATCCAAAAGCCAATTGCTGATTTCTTTCTTCTGCGATGGGTCGATGTAGATTAGCATGCCGCCACGTACGATGATGTTCGTCAGTGATAAATCACCATGGCAGAAAGTGCGTTTCTTTAGTATCTCGCATTCCGTGATGCCGTGGCAATCATACTCCAAACCCGAATCGCTGGCTCTCTTCTCGCAATAGTTCGAATAGCCTTGCAGGTCGTTCTCTCCATCAAGCGATGGAAAGTTTCTTATATCCTCTATGATGCGCCTAAGTACTCGAATATCCACTTTCCAGCACGCTGGTGTACCCGAAACGTACTGCATATATAACTTTCCAAGCTGCACACAATAAACGGCAGGAACGGCTATTCCGTAAGTTTTAGCCTGCTCGTACCACTCTGCCTGCTCTGCTACATTCTTTGCGGTCTTGACAACAATATCCCCGACACGCTCAACGGTCGCACCACTCAGCCCTCTGTAGCTTTCGATAGTGCTGGCTGCAAAGTCGTGCGCTGCCATTGCCTTATCGTCAATGTATAGATCGCCAAGCGGTTTTCCGAAGATTATGCGGTCTACCTTGATGCCGTATCGCTGTAAGAAGCGTTCGATGGCAGGTCTGTTCTTCTTCTCTGCCATCTTCACATCTCCCTTGCAGCTGTTCATGCCCCTTGCAGTATGCAAGACAACCTCAACATCATTGAAAGTTTCTCTCATCTCTCCAAGCTTGTCGATTACAGACTGTATGGGCTGCGAGTGCTCGTAGTCTCTGTTCTCTGTCTTTGAGAGGGTATCATCTAGGTCAATTATTACTTTCATAGCTGAATTATTTTTGTAAATTTTCGCTTCTGCGTACGTCAAACGTTGAAGGTTGGTGATTGTACATTCAACGTGCTTTCGTACGTACCAGCGTATTTATTTCAGTTCCTCGCCTTCAATATCGTAGTTGCGCTTCTCGATTGCGTCAAGTCCCAGCATGTCTGCCACGGCTTGTGCGTC